GAGTACATACCGTTCTCCTTAGATAATTGCTGTTGCAGTTGATAGGCTGACTTGCAGTCCTACGCAAGCAGAATCAGCATTGGTTATCGTGAAGTCTATAGACTTGCCAGCAGTGGTGGCATCGATTTGGATGATCGTTCCAAAAGTTTGATTAGAGGCTGTAGCTGAGACTGAGTACGTTGATCCTGCGCTAACTCCATCTACAGTCATGGTGACATCACATGAACCCGCCTCTGTCTTTAATGAGATTCCATCAACACGAAGAATCTGTTTCCACAATCGCATTAGGTGAAGACTGCCGTTGGTTACAGCACCACCTTTATATAGAGGGTACATCGCAGCACTGTATCGTACTGGGATTTGTCCATTTGGAATTAGACCTGATGAGTCTAAAGATGCTACTCCGTTAGCAGCACCCTTGGAGTTTTTTAAGACTACGGAAGACAGGTTTAAGTCTGCAATCTCAAAGCCAGAGCCAGAGGAGTTAACGCGAATATACTTGAGCGCGTTTGAACTAACAGGTACAGGTAATGACGCATCAGGAGATGTTGTATACCATGCTCCAGACTCATAGAACTTTAGCTCTGCTGTTGCAGAAGAAGTGTCAAGCCATAACCAGCCATCAGATGCGCCAGTTGGCGTAGATGATCCAGTTGAGATGTGCGCTTTGTCAGCTATCTCGGCAACAAGGGTAGCAACCTTTGCTACTGGGATTTGTCCGTCAGCAATGGCTAATTTATTATAGGTAATGAATCCATTGGTGTCGGTGTACTTATCTTCGGTCATCAAGCCAGAGACTCGGACAGAAGCGTTGTTCTCGATAGTGAATATTGTAACCAAGTCGTTAACAGATAAAGATGAATTAAATGTCACAGTGTTGGTCACTGAGGATGAAGTGAAATCGTTGGCTCCACCCGTCTGCTGTAATATGCCATTGCGATAGACTAAGATTTGCTCTTGTTCAGTATGAACAAAGGGAATGATTACTTGGTTAGCTACAGCAGTAGTATCCGTCCTGCGGAAGTTTGAAATGGCACTAGGTCGTATCGAGTATATCGATGCTTTGATCCCTGCTCCTACTGCTGTACCTAGAGTCACAGTGTTGGCTGTTGAATTAGCTGTGTAGGTAGATTCTGCTTGAAGGATGCCGTTTAGGTAAACCAGTACGTTGTCAGTCGTTGCCTCAAAATTGTACGCAATAACTGTAGCACCTGTTGCCATAGCGATGTCTTGTCGGTTGAAAAATATGGGCGCATTAATTGTACCTACGTCTGAGCCAGCAGCTCCACGAATGTCTGCGATGTCTGCAATAGCAATCCATCCTGCGGTGTCAGTGGTGTATGTCCCAACACGATACTGTAGACCAGCAGTGGTATCGAGGCGTATTTGCACAACACCATCAAAGTCTCCAGAGGAACTAAAGATAGAGTCTAGGAGTTCGGAGATGGACTTATTGCCAAGCTCGGCTGAGTTGATGTAGCGGAGAATGTTTTCAAACTCAGTGTTGATGTTACCTGTAGAGGTATAATTTTGGGGATGCTGCTGTCTAATGCGAGCCATTTTTCATTTCCTACTTTTTAATGTTTATGGCTACGCCCAATATCTGGATCAGCCCCTTACCTTTCATTGTCATTTTTAGCTGGATTCCGCGATAGCGATGCTCCAACTTACGATTGAATTGTCTATTCAGAGGCACATCGGGGAACTCTCCTTCGACAGCACCATCTTGAATCTGAAAGATGTGAGTGGAAAGAATCTTTCCAGCATCATCAAACGCTTCAACCTCAACTTCTCCCTCTCCTGTTGCTTGTATTAGCATAGAGTGAGATTGCTTTATTTCGGTCATATTGCCATGCCACAGAATCGGGGTCGTCACTACGGCCACAGGGTATGCGTCAACAATATCTTCTGAGTATCGGTACTCCCAGAGTTGTCCGTTGTTACCGAATAAAGTGACTCCTCCTAATGATGCTGCACACTGAACATTATTAAAATCACCTGTGCTCCACTTGTTCTCCTCAGAGTTATCCGTAGGGGCCAGATTGAGTGTGAGTCGAGTGCATATCGAATTGGATCGGGGGAAATAGATATGGTACTGGTGCTCGTCTTGGTCGTAGTGAGCGGAGATGTCTTCTGGATTAGAGACTTGCTTAATGAGTTTTCGGTAGGTTCGAGTGACCTTGGCAGACATCGGTTCGATGTTGGCCGTAATGCCGTTAGTTGAAGATCGCATCAATCGGTAAACACCATCTCTGGAGCAGAAGAAAACACCATCTCCTACTTCTTTTATTGTGTTGTGGGAGATCGTCCCTGCATTAATAATGATGCTGTCATCGATGGCGATATTTTCGTTGTCTGTGGAAATGTCATATACAACACCTTGATCCTCGGTGAAGATCACGAGTCGAGAGTTTTCAAACTTACCGAGGCCCATGATGGAGCCTTGGTTGCCAATGACGTTGCCAATGTCAAAGAAGATAGCCTTAGTTACTTGCGTAGCATCTGGCTCTTCGTCTTCTGGGAATATTTCTGAGTTATTTACACGACTTACTTTGATCTTAGTTGCTGACCCTTCTCCACCAGCGATGATTAATCTGTCTTGGAGGGTTATCGCAAATGCAGGGTCTTGAACTTTTTTGACTGATTTAGATTGCTTAAACTCTGTACCATCAAAGTATTCAAGTGGCTTAGAGCGTGAGGCGAATACAGTCTTTCCTCCAAACACTGTTGAGCAGATCACAGCATCCACATCATAGATGTCTACTAAGGTTGCTCCGTTATCCGCAATCAATGCTGTCCCAGAGTCCTGAGTTTCTGCCCACACTGCTAAGTCTCGACCATAGAATGCGATGTGCCTAATTGTGCCTATGGTTGTATTTCTCAACTTCATTCCATTGTCACGCACAATGGTTCCACGCCAATCACAGGTTGCGTTAATACAGTCTACTAAGTGCTGCTCGTCACCTGTATCGAGAGAGGACTTGTCTCGGCTAGAGTCAACGCCTTGGAAATTATGATAGGCGTAAGTGTTTAACTTAACGCCACTTGGAGCAAGTGTGCTAGACATTATTGAAAACTCTGATCAAAGGTTGGCTGTAGTGTTCCATGTTTAGCTCGGTACAGTTTTTGATTCATAGTTCGGAAGAACTTCTCCGAAGCAAACTGAGCTTTGGATGAGTTCTGCTGTACTGAGTAATGGAATAACATACCCAGCATTACTATGTTGTCTGGTATAGCTCTGGCTTCTTGGATTGAAACGTAAGGCTCAATGACTCCTCCTGTCCAGTAGGGATGGTTATTAACCTCCTCCACTACTTCATTGGCAAACTCCATTAGCATTAAGCTGACATCACCATCAACACTGGATGGAGCGAACTCACCATGCTGTCGGAGTGCTTGCATAATTAGCTCTTCCAATGGGGAGTACAAGTCGCGGATTTGTGGGTTCATCGATGCCATAATTATTTCTCAGCAATAAGTCTGCCAGTTGTAATGAATGAATGACGGAGTGCTTGGCTTAATATTTCTTTGGGGATTGGCCAGATGAAAGAGTCATCGGATTGGACGACTGGCTTGACGATTGAGTCACCTACCTTTAGAGAGAATGGTGCATCCTCTTGACGAGGGTTGATGTAATTGACAGTCCCTGTCTCTGTCTTACTGGGGGCTTTCTTTTCTGACATTGTTATCTCCTGATATAAAAAAACCGAGGGGTTGCCTCGGCTTTATTGTTGTCTTTAAACTAGGTTAGGTCGTCCTGTTAGACGGTTAACCAGTTCTTAACAACGTGATGAACCTTAGATTGGGTCAACTCTAGTCCACACTCAGTAAGATACTGGTGCTTGCTTCCGTCAGTGTCGGCATTTTGGATGTCACGCTCTAACTGTGTGTCAGAGTTGGCAAGATAGCGATACTTCACGTTAGGCAAGTCCAGAACTACCATTGAGTTCTTGAGGCTTGGGATTTGACGGAACATGGGATGCAAGATCACGTTCAAGTCACCAGCGAATGTGCTGTAACGAGACATGTTCACACCATACGAACCATCAACCTGAGTTGGTTGCCAGCGGTTCTTAGCAATCTCTTGCATGTTAGAAGCCACACCAGCACCACAGAAAGCAATCTTCTCAGTCGAGCCGTATGCGAAAATGTCTTCAACCAACAAGCGGTCAAATTCTTTTTCGGTGATGCGGTTCGCAGTAGCATTAGATGCTGCGTCAGTGATGTTAGTGATTGTCTCAAACAAACCGCCCGTGAAACGAGTTGGCGTTGAGGTTGAACCATTAATAGTGTGCTTCTTACCAAAGAACATTGCGCGTTCAATGTCACCCATGTGCATCTTTAATGCCTTAGTCAACTGCTCTTGCTCTTTGTCACCAGTCCGTAAATTGGTGTTCTTTAGAGTACGAGTGATGTTCACTGGGGTCTTAAAGATTTGGGTCAAGTTGTGCTGAACTGTTGGGTCGAAACTGACCGCATCAGGACTACCACTACCTTCCGCTTGTGCTGAACCGATGATCACAATTTCTTTGTTGATCAAAGTTGCAGTTGCAGTAGAACCAATACCACGAACTACTGTTAGCGTAGCAGCAGAGCCACCAGCAGTATTAGCAGTTACCAGCATGTTCTCTCCAGTAGATGAAGAGTGCAGGATAGTACCAGCAGTGATGAAAGGTACATCCGCATGGTTGGTTACTGTGACAGAAGTAGTGCTATTGTTAATTGCAGCGTGTAAGTTAAGCACACGATCAGGTAGCTCATCACGGAAGTGATTAAACTGTGGATCGTCTGTGGCTTCGCCAGAAGTCATGGCCAATAATGCTTG